GCACTGGCATGGCGTGCGCGAACTGGCAAGCCGGTGTTTGTGAGTCCCATGAACATCTACAACGAGCTGCCTCAAAAAAGCAAACAACTGCGTGCTGAAAAGAATCAAATCTCCATTGAAGAGCGCAGCACTGTTGACGAGGTCATCAGCTTTTGGCAGGAAGGCTTGCTGAACATGAAGGCCAATCAAACCAATCACGAGTATGCTGGCCGTTACTGTGCCACACATGGCTTGATTTTGAATTTGCAAATCCACCTATTTTGCTCATTGGCCTAACAACAAGGAAGAACGATATGAAAATTATTTCTCACAAACTAGCTATTGATGAAACAACATTCTCGCCGGAACTGGAAATAGTTGTACGCTTGTCCATGGAACCAACTCAAGATCAAATGACAGTAGATGCCCAGTTTTTTGAAAAGTTTGGTCGGGACTTCTTCTCTCTATTGGAGCAACATCGCAAAACATGAGCATTCCAATTAGATTTGATTGGTATTCAGATAGTGGCGAGCTGTTGGTGGCCAACCGGGGATTCTTCACCATCTCGTATGGTCAGGATCCCCACAATCTCTCCACGCTAGCTAGTAGGGTGGCTGAGTGTCCTATTTCAGAGCACCAAAAATACATCCATCCCCAAGTGAGGTATGCAGTGCCACTTTCAGCACCCAACTACATGTTTGATCTACAAGATCTCAGTTATGTGCTACCAAACAACTTCAAGGAAAAAACATGAGCAAGAATCTAAAAATCCCCTTTGGCCTTTGGCCAGGAAGTTGGGGTCTACGAGGTCGCACAAGACAAATTGCAGAAGCCGAATACACTATGCAGGGTCTTGACCTTGAGTTACGCTTGATTGAAATAAATGAGGAAGATCCTCTTCAGAAAGAGATCAAAACTCTCAAATCCAAAAAGAAATATGGGCAACTTACTGAGTATGAGTTTGACCAGCAAATATGCATGCTGACTACTGAAGAAACCAGTGTTGATCGTGCAATAGCCCTGTTGGATGTTGAACTCAAACACAACAAAATTGATCGCAATGAGCATGAGAAGCAAACAGCTGAGGCCAAAAAAGAGCCTTGGGTAGCTATGCCCAACATCAGTTGGGACCCCACTGATCCGTCACGAAGCTTTTTTGAATTGGATTACAACAGTTATTTTGTGGAATTTCTCCGCAACCACGGTTATGAAGGTGCCAGTGAGCAAGAAGTAGTGGAAAAGTGGTTAACAGATGTTTGTCGAGCCGTAGCCTCAGATTTGGGCGAACAAGATGATGCATTTGTTGCCACTGCTATACCAACTAACCGGAGAGCAAGGCGACCTAACAAACAGAAGACTGAATACAGTTGACACACTGCCTAGCCTTGCTAGAGTTGTGTCATATAGTGGAGATAGAACTTTGAGCACTTATGTAATTGTAGATCTGCAAAATTTGGCGATGCGTGTTCGATATGGTGTAAGAGCTCCAGATTTCAATGCACAAGTGGGCTTGGCCATGCACATTATTTTCACCAGCATCAAAAAGGTGTGGAACGATTTCAATGGGTCACATTTAGTGTGCTGCCTCGAAAGCAGGAGTTGGCGACGGGATTTTTACCAGCCTTACAAAGCTCATCGCAGGGTAGCTGCTGGACAGCGCACAGCGGATGAACAGGAAGAAGATCGAGTGTTTTATGAAGCTCTTGATGACTTCATTAAGTTCGTAAGCTCGCGTACCAATGCAACAGTGTTGAAGGCGCCACAAGCTGAAGCAGATGATCTCATTGCACGTTGGATCCAATTGCATCCGGGTGATGATCATGTGATTGTCAGCACTGACAGTGACTTTCAACAACTGCTAGCCACGAATGTTAAAATTTACGATGGTATCAGTGCGTTGCTCTATACCATAAACGGAATTTACGACAAAGATGGCAATCTTGCGCACAACAAGAAGGGCGAGGCACTACCAGTGCCTCATCCTGAATGGATTTTGTTTGAAAAATGCATTAGGGGTGATGCCAGTGATAATGTCATGAGTGCATTCCCAG